GGCCTCTGCTGCCACCTTGTCGGCTTCACTGGCTACGGCTGGTGTTACCGGGTGGCTATGCACGATGGCCGTGATCTCGCCAGCATCTTCGGCAGCGGCATAATCCTCAGGATCCAGCACGAATAACTGTTCGGGCTGTGTGGCTAGGTTGCGGCATGGCCAATAACGTTCGCGGCCTTTGATCACCACGACCACGCCACATGACTCGCGTGGATCATCGGCTACGGCATGTTCCAAGGCAACCTTACGCCAGGTCATGCAAAGTAAGTACCAATTCCAGGGTACCCTCCAAATGGAAGTAATGCTATTTGACCAAATCGTGCCTTACAACTATCAACACGTTTGCCGCATACATCTTCACTAGCATTGCCAACAGCAGCATCACCTACATCAAAATAATTTGTTCCCGTATAACCACATTCAGTCGAACGGTACACCCACTGGCAACGTGTAATGCACTGACGTTTCGGCGCACGAACACCCGCCATATCAAATGCACTGGCGAGTTCAAACTCAACCATATTGCGGTTCTCTGCTGACTTACGATCTACAAAATAAATCTCGCGTGGGAATTCAGCAGTAGGATCTGGTGCGCCAAATGGATTGCCAACTTCTTGATAAATAAACGTGCCGTCTTCATACGTCAGCGCAAAACTATCTTCTGTCAGTAAATAGTCAACACCAGCAGCAAAGTTATCACTATCAATAAATCTTGCCAGAGTTCTGATACGCGTTAGTTTTGCACCTTCTAAGCCTTCAGGCAGCGTCAGGATCAACGTTGTGATCGTGCCGAGAATGTTGCTAATACGCAGTCTTGGGCGTGGCAATGTCCCTTGGCCGCTGTATTCAAAACCTTCTACCTCAATGGGTAGCGCCATGTAGGCTTGGCCAGCCCAGATCAATTCGCCGTTGTTGTTAAGATTTGTCCCAGCGTGAAAGTAATATGTCTCGGCAACACCATGCTGCGCCACGTTCAACTCAAGCTGAAACAGCTCAATTAACGCGCTAGGAGAAATCTCCTGGATTGCATCAGCAATAGCAGCGTTCGTCATGTTTTATGTGATCGAAGCTTTGACAACTGCAAAGCCAATCACAATTGCTTCTGACAAAGAACCAGCAGTTATGTTGCGGACATTGATTGTTGCTGAACCTGCTGCTACTTGAGCATTGAGCAGATAAGAGCCAGCAGTGCCACCGCTGACATGGTTAAGCACCAGCAGATCGGTTGCTGCAATGGTGCTGTTGGTCAGCGTGAAACTCACCGTGGTGGCGGCTGCCAATGCTGCACCGTTCATCGTGATTCGACCGCACCGCTTGTTCAGCGTTACCGCTGTGCTTTTGCTAGTGGACTGTGCGACCGTGCCACCATCGCCAACAATGTACCCAGTCTTATCAGTGTTAAGGTTTGTGAAGTTGGCATCAACCTCCACGTGGGTCAGCGGGCTGCCCTTACCGGACCGGGTGACGATGGTGCTCATGAGGTTGGCTCAGAATGTTGAGTTGATATTGTCAGTATTGTGGCACAGCTGAAGCCTTGATCAATCATGGTTCAAATACCTGCTCAAACGTGGCGCTGATGTTATTGAAATTACAGCTGACAATGTTTGTATTCCATTGAACGCATATCCATTTGCCAACATACCCAGTAGGATCTGTCCAGTCAAAAGATTCAGCAGCGCCACGCGCACGCAAAAATGTCAAGATGTTGTTGCGTTCAGTGTCCGTACGATTGGAAAATTGCAGCGACCATTTCTTAGGTTGTGTGTTCAGACCATAGGCAAGGCGTTGCTCATAGCCATCACCAAAGCGAACGCGCCTGATAATTGGCTGCTCTTCTAAATCAGCCGTAAAACTTGGCGTATAGGTGAAGGTGGCCATCAGCGTCGGTTACCGGCCAAAAGGCCACCAGGGCGTTGTTGTTTCACCAATTCTGCCTGCACCGCAGCGGAAACGACAACCCCAAGCTGTTTGGCCTGTGCTTGATCACCTTGAACGTTGGAGTTGCCACTGGCGTCCACGTTGACCACCACGCTGGTGTTGCCACCACCTGATGCAATCACACCAAGCTTGCCATTAGCGCCACGCTGCAATGGCATGATGGCCTCTGGACCAGCCTCACCCATCAAGCCGGTGCCATTAGCAAATGGGAAGATCGTTGGCCGATTTACCACGCCACCCATCGCAAATTTCTGGATGCCGTTCTGGGCAAAGACGCCGCCGTTGGCAAACTGAAATCCTGGGAACAGACCGCCAAGTGCCTTGACAATTGGCTGAATGATTGCAGCGCGGATAGCAATTCGAGCAAGGTCCGAAAGAATGCTGGTTGCCAGCTCTTTGAAGTTGGCCTTACCGGTGGTGACAAAGGCCGTGAGTTGATCCTCAAGTCCTTGTAGTCCACCAACCACAGCGTCACCAATGGCACCTCCTAGATCCTTCACGCTGTTGTAATAATCCTGAAGGCGCTGCTGGATACCTGCACCAATCGACTCGCTGTCAGCCTTTTGCTTTGCAGTTGCTGCATCTAGTGCGGCAGCACGATCACGCAGCAGACGGACATGCTCGGCCAATGCTGGATTGGTTGCAGCAAGAATGTCAAGCTGCAACAGGTTTACCTGAGCATTAAGTTTTTCCAGCTCGGTTAGCTCAGTCTTACCGCGTGCAACCTCTGCAATCTTGGCATCGTATTCGGTAACGCTGGGCAGTAGATCTTTCAAACCTTGCAGATAGTTCTGATTTGCTAGATCTACATTGACCCTTGACAATTGATTGATCAAGTTCTCAAACGGCTTAATGTCCAGCGAGCCGCCGGCCTTGTTGACTTCGCGGGCCAGCTCAACAACAGTGAGAGTAAGGTCTTTGACCTTTCGATTATTTTCGGTGATCGCTTGATCACGTTCCAAGAACAACTTGTCAGTGGGCGTTGCACCAACGCCTTCATAGGCTGCAACAACATCAGCAACGCTGTTGCGCAATTGATCCTGCAAGCTGATTGCTTTTTGCGTCAGGGTGACGCGGCGATCCTCAAGGCTCTCTTGCTCAGATGCTGCACGCTTTGCTTCCGCTGCTGCACGCTTTGCTGCTGCTGCCGCTTTTGTATCGGCGCTGGTGGTATCCAACTCTGGATTGGTTCCGCGAGTACGCCGGCCAGTGCCTGGTGTAGGGGCATCAGTAAATAGCTTTTGGAATTGACCCATATTGGTTTGAAAACGTTTCATGAAATCAGCACCAAAGCGATCGGCCTCAGCTGTGGCACCTGCAAAATCACCCTTAAATGCCAATGCAGCACGCTTCGCAAATGAACCAATCAAACGGACAGCTTCATCTACCAGCTTTACCATTGCCAATAGCACAGCAGCTAAGCCACTGATGCCGTACTTGATCACATTAAACAGATCAGTCCAATCGGTTTCAGTGTTAAACAACTCACCAAATACTTCAAGGATTGATTGAAGCGCAGGCAGCAGCGCATCAGTCAACTCCAATCCAAAGCCTTGGGTCTTAATGCCAAACTCGGTTAGCGTGTCATTGAATAGATCAGATCGGGCTGCGAAGTCTTCGCCTATTTTGTAGGTGAATTTCTCCATGCTTGCTGCGCCTTCATTTAGCAGCGGAATCAGATCAGCGCCTGACTTGCCGAACAGTGCCACTGCCGCGGCCGCCTTCTGCGCACCGTCAGGCATGTCAGCAAAGCGATCAGCAATCTGCTTCAGTGCCTTGTCAGCTGGCACCACCTGACCGTTGGAATCTTTGACCGAGACACCCAATGCCTTGAACTTTCGCCCTAGGTCTTCGTTGCCCTCGGCCGCCTTTACTAAGTTTACATTAAGTTTTGTCAATCCCTTGCCTAGGGTGCCAACGTCCACGTCTGCCAGCTTGGCGGCATTGCCGATGCCAATCAACGTATTGGCAGCGACGCCGGTCTTTGCCTGCAAGTTGAATAGCTCATCGCCTGCATCAATAGATTTCTTAACAATTGCCGCTAGGCCACCCACGATGGCGCTGCCAGCGATTGCTGCACCAAATCCCGCAACTGCTCCCTTGAGGCTGTTAAAACCCATTGCGGCGTTTTTAGCCTGCCCTTGCAATCCCTGCATGGAATTGCCCAACCGTCGGATATTGTTTTCGCCTACAACATCCGCCTTGATGCGGAGCAGCGCGTCAAGGTTGAGTGCCATGTCAGTTGGTCCTGCTGTTGATTGTGAGCATTGCCGCGGCCTCCATTATTTGCAGGTCCTCTAGGAGCGCACGCTGGTCTTGTACTTCATACATCATAAACAGCCAAGCCACTGCTGCATAGTCCAACCCTAGAACGCCGTTCATGGTTGTTCGCCATTGCGTCTGCACTCGCATGAACATTTCCACCACCGGCCAATTCTCCTCCCACACTTCAAAGTTTTCACTTGGCTGCTCAGGCATCACAATGCCCAATGCTGCTGCGTCTGTGTCCGTTTCATCAACAACACCGCCGCCGGCCCAATGCTCGGCGGCCTCTGTCAGTTTTTTCTCTTGGCTCCTTTGATGCTGTCCATGTAAGCCTTCAAAACCGAGACTGCTAGGAATGGCACCTCAAGCAATTGCTCAAGCGCCTTCTGGCTGTAAGGAATCTCCTTACCGTCATCCCCAGTCACACCGGACCAGCCAACCAAGACATCAGCCGAAATCTCGGTGATGCGTTCCAGCTCGCCTAAATCCTCAAGCTTTTGCAACTCGGCCACCATTGGACCAATCTTGCTCTGTGGTAGGCGTTTGAACTCGCCGTCGAATGTTTGCCGTTCATGGCGGCCACCATCAACTGGAATGTCAAAGGTGACCGGCCAAGTGTAGGTATCGGATTGCTTGAGAACAAACGACATGCGAGGTGCTCTGATTAGGTAAAGGCTAGGCTCAGCTCATCATTGCCGGCCGTGGTCGGCACAGCAACATAAGGGATGCTCAGCATCTGTATGCCATCCTGATCCCCGTAAGTGGGGTTCGTGATGTCACACTGACCAGCCGTCAAGGTGACACGGTTACCAGCAGTGGTGCCGTGCAGGAATGTAAGGTTGCCGGTTGTTTCGGTCTGAGCAATGTTGAAGAAATCCTTCGTTGCTAGTGCAACCGCTTCAATCATCACAGTGCCACTGGGAGCGCGGTTGGTGATGAGCACCTCTTTGGTGCAACCAACCAACTCGCGGTAGACCGTCTCATTGGCAATGTCGAAGCTAACCGACTGAAGGCAACCGGCGTAAGTGAAGAACTGGAAGCTGGAGGTGTTGCCTTGCTTGAAGATTAAGGGACTTGCCTGTGCGCTGTACGTTGTGCTGGGCAGCGCTGTGTCAGTTGGTGCGTTATAAACACCGATCATCGTGAAGTCGATCGTGGGAATCTGACCCACCTCGGCATTCAGCGTGAACGTACCGCGACAACCAGTCAGGATGTGGCGAACACCGTCGTTGTTGAAGTAGATCGTGGCAGAGCTGAAGGAGCTGCTCACAGGCGCATAGGTGACGCTGGTGCTGGAGACAATTGTCTCAGCCAAACCGCAAGCCTGAAGGATGCTGCCATAGCGGGGCGCTGTGCCAGCTGTGCCAGATCCAGCCAGTTCAACTTGGAAGGTGATGCTGACCCGTGTATTGGCCAGCAGCTGCGGGCTGTTGCCAAGATAGTTGCGGATCAGATCGCGACTGACTACATCAGCCTCGATTGGCGTGATCTCAAGGTTGCGCACCAGCAGCGCATCGGTTCCAGCCGGCGTGCTATCCGTGCCGTAGCTGGATTCCTTTTTAACCTGGATCAGTCGTTTGCGGGTCAGAGCCATCGCTCAGTTCCTCGGTTGGGGGTTCAGAGGGATTGGCCGGCTGTGTCCGCTCAAGGAGCTTCCGTTTGCCGGTTTTGGGGTCAAGCAGGTATGTGCCGCCTTGCCCTTGATATTCATCTACCATCGTAGCTCCTATGGGCTAAGGGATAGATCGGCCACACGTGTCCGATATCTCACAGCATAGTCACAACTGATCACACCGCTTGGCTGATCTGCTTCAACAATATCAAAGGAAACTGAAACTGGCTGCACATCAAAGGCATAGCCACCCAGTGTCAGGTCTGCCATCACCTTGGCGTGCAAGCTTTCAACTACTGAATCAGCCACTTGGTCTGGCACATCACCGCGCACGATCACTGAGATGCGCACGTTCAACGTCCAATCCAGGGTTGGCAGGCTGGTGTTCTGCTCGGCATTGTCGCTGACAGGTTCAACCACAATTGCAGGCAGCTCGCCCCTAGCCAATGGTTCAACCCTGCTCCGATAGATCCTGGTGCTGACTCCGGTGGTGCCGGTTAGCGCAGTGCGGATAGCAGCAAGGATCGACTCACGCTTAGTGGTCATGTCTTTTGTAGTGCAATCTGAACAAACTTGCCGTCATCAATCAACATGGTTTCGCGCACGGTGTATGCCGCACCATCAACCGTGATCGAGTTGCCGCGGATCAAACTGCCAAACTTTGAGGTCCGTGCAGTCAGTGTGTAGTCAGTGCTGAGCACCATGCCATCGCTCAGGATTTGGCTAGGCATGTCCAATATCCCATTAGCAGTAATGGCGCCAGCTGTGCAGCTGACGCCAAAGTCTGCCAGGAAGATGTCCAGATCTTCCGTGATTGCCATTAGGCGTATTTGGCAGAAGCCAAGCCTTGGACGGACAGAGCGCCGGTGCCAGTGCCACCAGCAACAGTCAGCGAAACTTTGACGTAACGCTTCATATCGGTGACATTGACATACAGCTTCTGACGTGAAGCAGTGTTGGCGGTTGTGGTTGTAAAGCCACCGCCAGTCACATCGGTGTAAGAGCCACCAGAGGTATCCGAATGGGTCAGCTTGACAGCAAAGGTGATGCTGGCGCCACCGGCAGCAGCATCAAGAAGAACGACCATGTCGCCTTCATAGCCAGCCAGATCAACAGCGCTACCGGTCGTGGTGGAAGCACCAACGGCAGTAGGCAGCAGAGCGAGCTGGGTTGTCTTGGTCCCAAGGTTAAAGACAGTCATTGTGGTTTCCTCCGTCTGGAGGTTGTAGGTGTGGTCTTAAGTGGCTCTTTAACCGGAGCCTCGGTAACTTGCGCAGCTTTGCCAATGCCAATTAGGAACTTGGCGTCGGATGGAGATGCCTCAATGACATCCCCAACACGAACCACCTGGCCCACAAGCATTGTTTGCCGTAGAACCTGGATCAACATCAGAGGGTGTTGTTGCCGCGGCTGAAGGATTCGGGATGGCGAATTGCAATGTCGCAATCCTGCATCGCAATAACCCGCACGGTGCCACTGGTGCTGTTGGTGTAAGGGTCCACCATCAGATCCAGACCGGAGAAGTAAGCGATGATCAGGTCAGCGAAGTTGCCGAACCACAGATCGCCAGCAGCAACTTGGTTAGACAGCACACCGTTGTAACCGTTGACTTCGCCGCCTTCCATCAGGAACATGCCAGAACCGGCATCCTTCTTGGTGGTCTTCAGATAACCACGCATGGTGGCGTTCATCAGGTAGACAGGTGAACCCAGCAGAGCGTTGGCCGTAGCAACGTCGGATTCCATAGCAACCACTTCCGCAAAAGTAGGAGCGTCAGCTGCGAAATCTTCGGTGCCGATGCCGGTGGTGTTCTTAAGACCCAGAGGCTCGCTGTTAGAACCAGTGCCGTACAGACCAGCTGCGTCGATCTTCAGAGCGATCACTTGAGCCAGATCGTTGCGAACCATGTTCTCCACGTCAATGGAGGACTGGACCATCAAGCGACGGCTGAAGTCGGTGTAAGCAGCAACAGTGCGGGGCACCAGGCTGACCTGATCAATAGTCTGCTGGGACTCAGTAGGTGAGCCAGACTCAGCAACCCAATAGGCAGTAGCGGCGCCCGACTGACGGGGGATTGCAACGTTGCCGGTCAGGCCGGTCAGCACGGTAGCGCCAGCTTGATCCAGTGCCGAAGCATTGCGCAGCAGGTCAATAAAGCTGCCAGAGTCAAGGACGGTTTGAACAAGGTTGCCGCCAGCAGTGGCAGCTCCAACGTTCAGGTCACGGCGCAGCACTTCCTGGGGAATGGTGATGCCGCGGCTCTGACGGCCAAGCTTGGTAGCAGCAGCGTCAGATGCCTCGATCTCAAACGCGGCAGCCTCACGGGCAGCGCGATCGGTGGGGTTGGACAGATAGTTGATAGCACGCAAGAAGGAGAAGTTACGGCTTTCCTTTTCGCTAAGGCCGATTTCGGCAGCGCTCATGGTGACAGGCTCCTGTGGGATGTTCATTTTGTCGAGAACAGCAGCCCGAGCTTCGTCGATTGAACGACCAGACTCGACCAGCTGGCGGCCCATCTCGCCCATCTTGTGCTTGTCGCACAGGGCAGAGATCTCAGCAATGCGGGTGCGCTCAGCCTCGGCGGCTTCGGCCCGCACCACGGCCAGATCAGGGGTGGTGGATTCCATTGAAGGAAGGGGATCAGGGGATGGTGCTGCCGAAGCAGCGGGTTGTGTGGGCGTCAACGCACGGCCAATGCCCACAGTTTTGTCAGCGGGAACGCTGACGATTGACACCTCATAAGGTGCCCAGGCAGTAGCAACAAAGTCGCCACTGCCGCGCTCCTCCATTTTGTCAATAGAGTAGCCGAAGGAGACATTCCGAAGAACGCCATCCTTCACATCACCCAGGATCTCCTGAGCAAAAGCATTGCGGCTGAACCGCACACGTGCATAACCACGGCGCATTCTCTCGTCAATTCTGGCGCCTTCAACCACACCAATCACACGGTCAGGGTTGTGGTTAAACAGCAGTGGCGCGCCATCATTCAATCGGCTGAGATCAGCTGCATTGGCGTCATGGCTCAGGATTTCGTTGCCGAAATAACGAGCAACGGGGAACTCAGAACTAAATGGAAACTCATACGTGCGATCTTCTACCTCATCAAAGGTGGTGAATTCAGCGCGCTGATACTTGCCTGTCAGGCTGCGACCTTCGCCGTCACCAGTAGCTTCTTCAAACATGATTGGATTGAAGTCATGATCAGCCAGCCAATTCCGAGCTTCGGCTGCGGTAAATACTGAACTGCGAAACCGAATTGCTTGCAATTCGCTCTCGCCTTCCTTGATGCCATAGATGAAATCCACGCCGTTGCCACCTTCATCATTGATGCGACGCAGCGAATCGTACTGTGCTGGATCTTTCAATCGCGCAGCGTGTTCGTTTGGATAGGGGCGCTCCATTTCCATAGCGCTTCTGTCTTGTAGTGTTTTGATTCTATCGCTCTTGTTAATTGCCCAAGTCTGTCCAGCATCACCTCCCCATGCTGCCCATGCCACGCGGCCCGGTGACGGATAGCCATCTTCATCAGCACTAAATCCTTCGCCTTGCTTGTCCACCTCATGCCTGGCAAACCATGCCGCCATCGTGATGACGGTTTCAGGTGACAGTTCATCGCCACTCAGGATCTGGCTGGCTCTATTCGCCGCAACCTCAGTGCCGCCCTGCTCCCCTTCAGACTTCCAATCGCGGTAGCGCTGAGCTTCCGTGCGCATCCCATCCGTGGGCATCAGGTCAATCTCAGTGCCATTGACGTTTGCCATCAATCCTCTGGATCTTCAACTGGATCTTCAAGCACCGAGAGGTCTTGATACTCTTCTTCTTCCATTGGTGTTTGGGTATCACCAAACGGATCAATGGATCCGGCTGGTCTGACCTGCGTCAAGCCTGCCTGGCTCACTTCGCTTGGATCAGTATCGAGAACAATGCCGAACTCATCAAGCTTGGCCAGTTCGGCCTGACGCTGCGTCAGCACATCGTCTAGGTCGCCGCCCTGCTCGCTAATCACTTGCGCCAGTGTCTTGAACCCACATCTCACGGCTGACTTGTAAGCGTCAACTTCACGCTGCGGGTCAACCCATTCCCAGCTGCGGGGAACCCACTTGCTAGCGCGGTAGCGGTCAGGGTTGGTTTCATAGCCTGGCAGATTCAGCGCACCGCTCAGCACTGCCATCTCAAGCCATGCCTCAAAGACAGGCTGATGGAAGTTCTCGATCATGTACCGCTGCAACACCCGATAGGTGTCGCGCTCCTCAAGCAGACTCAGCCGGCTGCTGCTGTAGTTGCTCTCGCTGAAGTTCTTGCTGATGCTCTCAAAACTGACGCCAACACCAGCAGCCACAGCCCGCAGCATCGACCGGGTAAACGGTTCAAGCTGGCCATCAGGTGCGTTCAAATCCGGGACTGTTACGCTCTCGCCTGGTGCCAGATACTTGAACACGCCAGGAGTGAACTCGCTAACACGCTGGCCTTCATAGATCTCATCACCAACCAACTCACCCTCGGGTGATTGAATGAATCCCATCAGTGCGCTGCTGGCACGTGCCCTCACCACCTCGGCTTCTTCATAGCCTTGCAGCATGTGCAGGCGCATCAGTGCTGATGCAAACCATGTCACGCCTCTGGTCTGTCCTGGCCGCTCTGGCAGGAACAGATGGATCACCTCATTAGCCGGCACGCGGATCTGCCGGCCATTGGTGCGTGGGTTGCCGGCGTATGTGTCACCCGGATGGTTGGCATAGAAGTGGTAAGCCTGCGGCCGGAGATATCCATCCACCTCGATGCCCATCCGCACCGTGTTGCCATCAGCTGCCTGTGGCACATCATCATCAATCAGATAGTCAGCCTCAAGCACCTGCAATGCAAATGGAACCCGGCTGTCGCCAAACGGCTGGCGGATCATCCTGATAAACACCTCACCCGACTCGGCCATGCTGCGCGCCAGCAAGCGCTCCATGTCATGGAAGCCAAGCATCCCGCTGACATCACAGCGGCTTTTGTGCATCCACCGCTCCCACTGCTCATGCACTTGACCATTGATCGCCTCATCAAGGCGTGAGCCATTCAGCATCCTGATCTGGCCTTGATGCCGGATGCCGTGACCGATCACATTGTTTTGGATTGCGCGAACCGCTTGCCTTGCATAATCGTTATCACGCACCAATTGGCGCGCACGATTGCGCAGTGCCTTGAAGCTTGACTTGATCTCGCTGTCGGCGCTAGTGCCACTGGTCACCCAGTCAGCAGTCAACCGGCTGACCCGTGCGCCTTGATACGCCCGGCGCTGCGGCCGCAATGGCTCAAAACCCATCGCCCGAAACAGCCGCGTACGCAATCCCATCAGAACCTCACGAACAGATTGTGGGGATTGCCAAGACCGTTGGCGATCAGGTCCGCCATTTGCTCACGCTTCACTTCAGCCTTGAGCTTACTTTCAAGTTGCAACAAATCGGCCATGTCGTATTTCTTAAGGTTGCGGTTGCCAATGGTGTACTCCTTCGCGACACCGCCCGCAACAATTGCCCTGATCGCAGCTTGCACCGCATCCAGATCCTGCTCGGCTTGTGACCGGCCATCAACCGCGCCGGGTGTGCCGGTGTAGCTCAGACTACGCAGCACTGTCAGCTGGCCCGATCCCATCGTCACCGTGCTGCCAGTCTTGGTCGCTACGGCTTGCCAATACCACTGGCCTTCATTGAAATCAGCGCTAGTGGCCGCGGCAATCGTGAACTCCCATCCAGTGCCGTAGGCGGTGCCCACCACCGTCGCGCCTTCGGTTGATGTATTGGTTCGCAGGTAATACGTCAGCGTGTAGTCCGAGCTGCTGATCACATTGCCCAAATTGTCCGCGCCAGGAATGTCCCGCCATTTGATGGTGTCGCCTGCCCTGATCTCGCTGGGGATGTTCACGCTCTACCAGTTGTTTACAAAACCAGGGCCGGCCGCGGCTGATGCCGCTGGCTGTTGTTTTGATCTTAACGGTATCTTCTTGCCATGCTCAAGTTGATCGCCAAGTTGCTGCCACATCGTTGTCCGGTTCATCCGTCTTGAGAACAACAGCATCGCTGCATAGGCATAGACCACACAGTCCAGTGCTTCGTTTCGATCACCAGCTTTCTTTACCCACTCCCGAATTGGGAACCCGCGGTGATACCGCAACGCCTGGCGCTCGCTGGTCAGCTGCCTGAAATACTCCTCATCCGCAGCCATCCCGAAATACAACGTGCCGACACCGCCCGTTTCGTTGTGCCGCAACCTACCAAACAGCGTGGTCTTGATCGTGTCAGTGCCAAGTTGATACAGCGTCACGCCACGCTTTAGCACCCTCCCCTGCCAGCTCACGTCTACCTTGTTGCCCTTGCCAACCGCTGGGCTGTTGCGCCTGCTGCTGCCCTTGATCGCCACCACGTTCTGTCGCACGCGATCGCGCACATATCGGTAAACCTCATGGGTGCAGTGGCCGCCACTATCCACCGCAACCTGGGACACGTTGAGCACCTTGCCCGCAACCGTTGGCCACTCGGTCACCAGCACCTGATCCAACTGAGCCCACACCTCCGTCTGCGTAGGGTCACCCATCAGCTCTTGATGCCACACCATCCAACCAGTCTCACCTTCCCCCCAACCCCATACGCTCACCGCCAGCCGGTTGTCCTGCACATCTACTCCACAGGTCAACAGCACCACGCCATCTGGGCAGGTGCCTGATTCATACGCCAACCGCTTGGCCATCAATCCATCCGCGCTCACGGCTGCGGCATAGTCCTCCTCCCATGTCTCGGCCAGCCTGGTATTCACAAACACTTTCAACGCTGGCGCGTCTGATTTGGCCCGCAGAAAATCCTCCACCAACTGCTCCCAACTGCACCATCCCAGTGGGCTGTAAAGACCTGACAACTGGAACCCTGCTGTCTTGCCATTGCTTGGTGCCGTTGCCCGCCACTCACCAGCAGCAAGCATCGCCGGCTTGTGGTTTTCCTTGAACCGTTCGTTGCAATGCTCACACTGATACTGCACTTCTTCTGGCCGCTTTGCATCCCACTTCAGCCGCGGCCATTGCAACCATTGCATCCCACTGCAACTAGGGCATGGCACATAGAAGCGCCGCTGATCTGATCGCAAATACTCCGTCTCAATCCGGCTGAAATCCTTCACCGTGGGCGTACTGGTCAGCAGGATCTTGCGTCGAGCAAACGTCGTGGTCCGTCGTTCAGCCAATGCAACAGGGTCGCCCTCACCATCCACATCACTGGGGAAGGCATCCACCTCATCAGCAAACAAGTATCGACATGGCGCCGACCGCAATCCAGTCGCACTGTTTGCCCCAGTCAGCAGCATGATCCCGCCGCTGAATTCTTTGCTGAACATTGTGTTGCCTGAATCTCTTGCCCTGGCTGGTGCGATCTTTGCCGCCAAGCATGGCGTGTCTGTAATCATGCTTTCAAGCCGCTGCTTGCTCAACCGCTTGGCCATCTCCACTGTGGGTTGTACGCACAACATTGGTCCTGGTGCATGGTCAATTACATAGCCCAGCCAGTTGCTGCCGGCCTCTGTCTTGCCTGTCTGCGCCGCAAACATCATCACCACACGCTGCACTGGGCTGCTGCTGCTCAGGCAATCCATCGGTTCACGCAGATATGGCGTCCGATTTGTACGCCATGGTCCAGGCTCAGCGCTTGCTTTGCTGCTTAATTTCCGGTAACGGTCTGCCCATTCGCTCACCGTCAGCGGTTCCTCAGGTCGCAGACCATCAAGAAATCCAGTCCGCCAGGGATTAGCCATTGCTCAATTCCACCAACGCAGCCCGGTGTTCATCGGTCAGCACCGCATGGATTCGAGCTGGATCTGTCTCACCTGCCAGCTGATGACTAAGCCGATCGGCCAAATTGGCCAGTGCTTCACGCACACTGCGGCCCAAAGCAAACGCTTCCTTCTGCACATCTACCGCAGGCATCAGCTCTTTTCTTTTCAAATCCACCTCTAACTTGGCCAGCTCCGCCTGGTAATGCTCACGCCTTGCCCTACTTTCATTGAGTTCTGGTATCTCATCATCAGGTAATCCCGCCACCTTCTGCCGTAATTGCCGCGCATCCCTTGGTGCTAATGCTTCGATTGGGTCAGGTTTACTCACCTTGGCATTGTGCGTTGCCTTGGTATTACGGTTCCATAGCTCCAACGCAAGGTCACGATCAAGCCAACGCTTGCCATCTACCTCAACCACTGCATCAGCAATGCGATTTTTTGTCGCCGCTGTAACCGTACCCTTAGCGCAGCCTTTGATTGTGGCGAACTCGCTAAACGTGACCAACACTTTGTTGTTTGCTTTTATCGTTCATTGAAAGCATAGTGAACTGCTGAACTATCGAACGCTTAGGGGATGCTGTGTCTCATGAATCTCATGTTAAGACTTGTTTGAGACGCTTGACGGCTGTCGCTAGCCAAAACGTGCGCGCGCGAACTACCCATAGAAAATCCGCCAGGAGGGACCCGTTAGTGCCCCCTCGGTGCCCCTCTAAGGCGTCTCGACCTGCGCTGAGGTACCTAGGTTCTATTTTGCGGTTTCTAAAGCCTTGGAAAGGCTGCTGCGTAGGTACTGGCCGAACCGGCGCTGCGCTACCTTTCCGCCGATCTCGCCAATGGGCAACCGGCCTCGGTAGTTGGCTTTGCTTTGGATGGCAAGGAAGTAAGGGAACAGTTGACCCTTGCTGCGTCGATAGATACCAGCAGGACGGTTGCCACCCTTTGGTGTACCAATGAAGAAGGTGCCATTGCCTTGGGTTGCAAGACCTTTTTGGATCCGCTTGATGGTGGCAAGGGACACATTGCCTTGAGCGTTGAGCTTGACCAGTGAGGTGGGCACCAACTGCGCACCTGCTGGGATGCTGCGGCTACCAACAACTTCGGATAGGAACTTGCGCTCAAATCCCTTCTGTGTACGTTGACCACCTTGGATGCCGTACTTGAGATAGCGAGCACGGTCCTTGCCAGCAGCAGCCTCAGCAAAGACCACAGCCTCAAGGCTGCGCTTGCTGGATCGTTGAACAAAGAATGCTGATTGAGTGAAGCGGTTTGGTTTGTCGAAGTATTGACGGGTGCTGCTGTTGATCGCGACACGCGCATCAAAGGCGGTTGAGTTGAGCGCTTGGCTGATGGCAAACGGCAACTGCTTGGTCATCTGGTTAGTCCACCGGATGGCCTTGGGTAGCTCTGAGCGGATGTCGAGTGAGATGCTGGCCATAATTTCATGGTAAAGGACCAACCATTTCGACTCTTGCGACCGTGGATCACCGCGAATGGAACACGCCGATTCGAGAGCGCTGGAATCCGGTGATCAAAGAAGCGTTGCATGGTGTGGACAACCACTCGCTGCTGTATCTGGCCACGGGTGACCAATGGCACCTGAAGCAGGCAACGCTGTTGCGTGGTTATGTGCGTGATCTGAAGGACTGGATCGGCCAGGAAGAGGCCGTCTAGGCCGTTTCCCACCTGCCTACCTTCCTACCTTCGCCTTAGGAGCTACTCGCACCCCTGCGCGGTACCCCTATACCCCCTATATACCCTTATTACTACTACTCCTTTATAAAGGTAGGATAGGTAGGAAGGTTAGATAAGGCATTGCAGCAGCTGGGTTTTTCGCTTTCCTACCTGTTTTCTGAAGGTAGGAAGAAAACCCATTTGAGGCAGCCATCGACTGTGGTGCGTTTTCTGACGTATCCGAGGTCGCGAAGGATATTGCCCACCTGCATCTGGTCGGATCGGGTCTGCCGCTCGATGGGTTTCTGGATCGCCTCAGCCAAAAGCAGGCCGGTGGTGATGACCTTTGGTTGGTTATGGGGAGCCTTGAGCCATGCATCGATGGGTGCTGCCCATGGCGATTCGATGAGGTAGGTGGTGTTCTCGGTTTGCACCTGAACCTCTTGCTCAACGGTCAGGACGGATGTCTCACCGGCTCGGTAAGCGGCCATTGCCGCGGCCCAGATGGCATCGCGTTCGATGAGGAGGTTGGGCACGTCGATGGGGTTCTGAAGCGTGCATGTGACGGGTATGACCCAGAAGCGGCGGTTGCCGGTGTCATCGACCAGAAAGCCACTGTCGCGATTGGTGGAGCCGACGATGATGCCGCGCCTTGGGAAGGCTTCGGTGGCCTTGCCGTAAGGCACGCGAAACAGGTCAGTGGATTGGGATAGGAAGCTTTTGACCTGGCCGGCGTGCTTCTTGGACATGATTGCGTCCAACTCGGCCCACTCCATGATCCAACTGCGGTGGAGCACCATCAGGTCGTCTTTGCTGCTGATGTCGCGCAGTGCATCAGAGAAAAAGGGACCACCAATGGCGCCCCAGAAGGATGACTTGCGGGCACCTTGATCACCCATGAGTACGCAGGCGTGGTCATGCTTGCAACCGGGTTCAAAGATGCGGCGCACTGCTGCGATGAGCGTGCGCTTGATCATGTGGTCGTAGATGGTCGGTTGCTTTTGTGTAACGTCTTCGGTGCGCAGATAGGTTGATGAAAGCCGATCAATGTATGTGGGTTGCACCTGCACTTCGACGTGTTCGAGATAGAGACGCACTGGATCGTATGAATGCTCATGAGCTACTTTTACAAGACAATCAAGGGCAATATCTTTTGATATTTTGTATCCCATCTCCGAAAGCTGAAGATAGAAGTGTTCAATGTTTTTGGCTACTTGACCTTGGATTTCAATCTGCTGGGTAAAGATATTGTAACGAAACTTTGACTCATCATTGCCCTTAGGCCGAAGCATGTCCAGGAGTTTGTTGGCCTCCAGCTTCTCCAGTTTGAAGTCTTCACTATCGGTTGCTTTTGCGGTTAGGTTGGTGTTGGATGAAAGGAACCCTGTCTCAGTTGGCTTTGTCGGGCTGAGCTTTTCTTTTGGCCGCCAGCCATCAAGTTTGGCCAGGTTGCAAAGGCGTTTGATTGATCGGTTGCCGGTTGGCTTGAACGACTTCCAATGGGTGTCGCAGGCTTTTGGCTCCCACTTGGGCGACTGCTTGGACCAGTTGTCCCATTCGGTGAGCAATGAATCGTCTACGGACTGGAGGCATTGGCCAACTTCAATCCATTCGTCGTAGTCGTTTGCACGTAATGGGTTGAGTGCGTCGAGATAGATGAGTGCCCAGTCCTTGTCGGTGCGTTCGGTGCGGCGTGAGATCGGTGCTGGCAGTAGTGGTGTCGGTTCTGGCGTTGGCAGCTGAAGCATCTGCTCAATGAGCGCCAGCGGTGCTTCTGCCAATGGCAGGTCGGTGGGTGCTCGACCCTTTAGCCAGCGGTAGGAGCCGGTGATTGGGTGGCTACCTGCAACGACGGATTGACAGCCGGTCCAGCGAAGCTCAAGCTGCTCGACGTTGCCGTCTTCGTCGTATTTGCCGGACTTTATCTTGCGTGTCTTGATTTGGTCCCAGTATTGGATGGGGACGGTGTAGATGATCTGGAAGCGACCATTGCGGCCAGAGGTGACGGCCCAAGACTTGGGCAGGTCACGGCTTGGTGCGCCAATGGATTCGAGCACCTCCCCTGCTGAGATGCCATCGTGATCGACAAATAGCAGGCCACCGGACTGCGGGCCAGCAATGACGCCAATGGCATGAGCGCGACCAGCTTCTATCTCGGCTGTGAGTTGTTTTTGGGTGAGCGGGTTGTCCTGCCACTTGGCCTGGTATGGCCGTTTGCTGTGGCCGACTGCAACGTAACCCCACTCAGAAGGCAGGGTGTGCAGTTGTTCGATAAGGCTCATGGTTTGATGATTTCTACGTTAAAACCAAGCATTTGCAGCTCAGCGTGGCGGTATGCCTGGATGGATGAGACGCGACCGTCTGCGGCTTTGACTTCGACAAGCCTTAGCTCATCTGGTTTTAACAGCAT